CAAAATTTTGGATCCGTTAATTTACATATCTATATCAAATACTTTATCTACATTCTTTTGTTGAGTATATGTTGTTAGTTGATTTAGTCCTACATGTCCTACTAATTTAGCTACAGTATTCAAGGGTAATTTCTTTTCATATATTAGATAGTTTATACATGCATACCTTAGAGAATGTGTATTACATTCAAAATATCGTAATAGATAATCAAGTACCCTTTTTTTTAGTCTATAAAGAGGTAATGATTTAGTTCTCTCTATTATTCTATTTTCTATGTCCGAAATGTCTATCCAATCAGGGAACATCATATTACGATATCTAGCTTTCGTCGTATATTTTTTACCTTTCTTATATTTAATTGATTCTGATTTAGCTATCTTTACTGCTACTATTTTATCGAACCCTTTTTTACAGAATAGAATGAATGCATTACATGCTTCACATATACGTGATCCATTTCTTAACTGTATCATTGGTATGATTGTATGTATGATGTTACCTAACACTAGGTTCGATTTTCGGACATAGATACTCTGTTTAGGTTCATCGATTGCATTTAGTTTTTGTTTTAATTCATTAAAGTGATCTATAAGTTTTTGTTTTACTGGTTCATAATCTATACCTCTATCAAACCCTTTAGAGAGTTCTACTTCTTCAACGTCTTCGTACTCTTGCTGCATCTACTTTTATATTATATTATATTTTTCGGTCTTACAATGGTTAGATCCGAAAAATATAATATAGTACACTTACTCTCTTTTTCTAGTTGTCTTTTTAATAGTTTTTTTAGCAGATGCTTTCTTTTTAGCATCTCTTTTCTTTTGTTCTGCTTCCATTTCACGTGCTCTTTCTATTACTTTCTTTTGTGCTGCTATCTGTTTTACTAATTTATCTCTTTGTAATAATAGTGCGTCCTTCTTCTTTTGTGCTTTCTTAATCTTGGCTTCTGTTACTTCTCCTTCATCTGCATCTAATATTATATTTAGTACTTTAACATCATTTACTAATTTCTTCCCTTTTTGTTGTAGATCTAATAATTTTAGTTTTTGTGTTGTTAGATCTAATTTTTTTTCTTTTTTTTTTTCTAAATATTTTTCATCTATTTGTTCTATTCCATAGTATCTTACTTGATTTGCATTTAAACATTCTTTTGCTGTTCCTCTTTTTTTACCTTTTGGTACTTTTCCAATTCCACAATACATATTATATATATTTGTATATATAATATCCATCGGTTATTTGTTAATTTAACTAAATAAGTTGGATATTGTACATCGGTTATACTTATCATAGTATAAGTTGTACTATTTAGCATCGGCTACTTAATTATAACGAGTTGCTACTCGACATCGGTCATTATAATCAGTTAGGTTGCTTTTTTTAGCATCGGCTACTTTCATCATCACAGGTTGCTACATGACATCGGCTACAATGATTAGGATAGGTTGCTATATGTGAGTTGATATGTTATCATCGGTCACAGTAGTATATAGCATGTACACTTTATATCACATACATGTCAGTTGATACCTAATTAGGTAGTTAACCTCATAGTATGGCTATAGTCATCATGCTATAGCTATACTAGCTAGTATGTCTCTATATCACTTAGCATGCTGTATACTACACTATGTATAATGATATATAGTATAGTTACAACATATTATTATGTTTGTTTTTGCGAACATATCTTTCTATATTCTTTACATGTTTAGGTAGTAGAACATGTTTATTTTCGTAGTAATATTCATACATTAACTTATCACAATATTTACAATATTTTTTTGGTTTATTAGCCAAAATTTCTTCTCTATGTCTTTCATAATACTTTTTATTGTTTCTTCTATATGACTCTGCCCTTCTTTCGTCTACCATCTCTAGTTATAATTATATATGATAAATATTTTTATATAAAATCAGCATCAAAATCATTATTATTAATTCTTTTAATTCTTCTCCATAATCGTATATTTCCGCTCTTTGCTTGCTTTGCCCCAAGTGAAACAAGAATGGAATTAAACTTTGTTGGAGAAAATGTATCTATCTTATTTTTATCTTTAAAATTTCTTATTTCTGATGATAATACTGTATCTTTATCATTATCAGTTATTTCGTAATTTTCAAGGATAAGATTTCTAATACCAAAACATGAATTAGGATTACCATTATCCATTTGCTCTTCCTTAACTTTTTCATCGAACTTAGGCTGTCCATTTTCTAGAAAATATAAATAAGCATCTAATACTAAATGAATAAATCCATCTCTAAATTTAGTTGAATTAATTTTTGTATCAATATGTGGATCTATCTTATTTTGTCCATCTTTTGGATAATTAACAAATACCTTATTAAATGAACAGTACTGTAATCTAACACCTAATGCTTCATCTATTGGCTCAATATTTGGAATATCATTTAACATACAGAACAAATGAAAATGTGGTATAAATCCTGTTTCTAGTCCATGATGTACTCTACCTACAATCTTATCTCCTCCAGAACTGAATTTCTTAATAGAGTTCGAGTTTAGTGATTTTTTCATATTACATTCATTAGAGAATAATATACGTTTGTATCTGTGTAAGTATGCCCATCTATTGTTTGCTGCCTCATCTCTATCAGATCTATTATATGATAAATCTTCACAGTTAAATGTTCCAATGTATCCCTCAAAACATTTTGTAAAAATTTGAACTAAATATGATTTTCCAGAATTAGGCTCTCCAGGACAAAAATAGAATGATTTATTACCACGATCTCCAGCTAACGATCTTGCTAGAGCTACAAGTAATGGCATATAATCATCAAAATACAATTCAAATGTTAGTTTCCTTGCATAATCTATATATTTTTCATTTCTCTTTGGAAAATCAAAATTAATAGATTCATGGAACACTATTTTTTTATTGAAATTTTTATTGAACTTTCCAGTTTTCATATCATATATACCATTCTTAAATAATAAGAACCCTAAAGATGATTCATCGGTTCTATTTAACCATGTTGTATCTTCTGCTTCTGCTTTTATAAATGGAATCAATCTTGGGATTAGTATAGAGTTAGTACCGTATGATTTACATTTTTTAGTTTCTTTTCCATCATCAATGAGTAAAACATCTTGATAAAAAATTAGTAGTTTTGTTAATGGTACATTATCATCTCCACATTCTTCAAATATTCCTTTTAGATCATTAAAGATATATAAGCTTCCACCACAATATTTGAATTTATTTTTACCATGTAATGAAAATAGTTTTTCTTGTGCTGATTTATCATCTACTACGTATGGATCAATAATAGTGGTTATATCTATCCTATCATCCATTGGTTTAGATATAATATTAACTGTGTATTCTGTATCTGATTTGATATATTTAATACACTCATTCAATATATGGTCGTCTATACATTTGGAATCATCTTTTTTTATCATTATTCCATCAAAACATAATGGTCCGATAATAAAGTTATTATCTTCAAAAAATTGTTTCATAGATTGGAGGCATCTATTTTCAATATCAAAGATAACATTTGATACGACTGATGCCTTTTTATTTAATTTTGTTTCATCTTTATTTATCATTGTTACAATTTTTTTATTTGTTTCTGATTTGTATATTTTTTCTGAAATTTCTTTCATTTCGTCTCTAAATCTTTCGATAAATTTTAATTTCTTTCCATCTTTTGAAAGATCATATGGACCTAATGTTATTTGTTTAGTCATAAAATTCTTAGCTTCATCTCTGCTAACGTTATGTATTTTCATTACTGCAGTTAATATTTTTTCTCTATTTTTTACATAGTCTTCTAAATGTGAGCATTCTATCTTATTTTTTTTACAATATTGTTTCAAAATAGTTGCTCCACTATTAACGAAATCAATATCATAGTATATATCTCCTGCTAGTGTATGTCGGATACATTTTTTAAAGTTTTGTAATGATGGTCCTTTTGCATATAGTCTTCCAATTTTTAGTTTATTAGCATAATTATAGGTAACTTTTACTCTTCCTTCTTTTATTTTTTTTTTGTATTGCTTTAATTTTAAAATGTTATCTTCCTTTATTTCTTCACATTGTAAGAGCCTATTAACTATGTCTACACTAACATATTCATAAATTATTATTGATTTTTCCATTACTATATTAATAAGAAAATTTTTTATATCAAAAATGTAAAATTATTAATGTAATAATGTTAAAAATAGGTTAAGTATACAAAATAATAATCTTGTCCCAAAAAAAATAGATACAGAATAAACAATAATATTTTTTGTCCCTAAAATTTTACATTTTTTTGGCTAAAATCGGATACAGTCCTAATTTGGGACAAGGGACAGGAATTTCTGTCCAGGTTTTCCTCCATATAATAATAATACTATTATTTTTTACTTTTAGTAATCTATTTTAGTCTATAGAGATAATAGAGAAAAAGTTGTCCCAAATTTAAAATTTTGTCCCATTATTAATAGTGTATCCGATTTTACTAGGGACAAAAATTGGGACAAAAAAATTCAAAAAAATATTAGATTAGCGTATCCGATTATTTTGTCCCATAATTGGGACAAATAATAAAGATATACAGGATACATCGTTATAGAATAAAAATATATATATATTAATATTCTATCACGTATTTTACTCCAGGTTTAAATGAGCTATCAACTGTTTTGTATCCAGGATAATAATTTCTAAAACTACCAGGATTAAATTGTCTAAATCTAAAATAATCACCACCATCATCGTGGAATCCAAAAGTATTATATCCTAATTCTTTTACTATTCTGTATGCTGAATTAAGATTATAAAATTTGCTAACTAATACTGACTGAACATCATTATTTATTCTTAAACTATTTTGATTTTCTGTTAAAATTGGCATAGTATATTATTATTAATGATTAAGATATAATTATTAATAATTTATTTTCGTTTTCGTAATCTACTTTTTAGTTCTCGATGTGCCATTTTTCTACCTCCAACAAGTCCTCTTTGTTCTTCTACTAACATTCCTCCATCACAATCCTCGCATCCTCCATATCCTAGATATCTAGCCACATCTGCAGCATCTTTAATGTCTTGCTTATATGGGAGAAACGGAACTTTTGATACTGTCTTAAGTCCTTTACTAATAGTTTTATTCTTTCTTAAATATTTATTAGCATCGTATGCTTTTTGTGCATACTTAGATAGATTCATTCCTAGAGATTTAAATTTATCACCAAGAGATCCACCGTAATTTTTTTCTAGATCGTTCCAATCAATATGGACATAATCATTACATAATGCATCTTGATGTGTTAAAGGTCCAATTGAAGTTCTAGCAGAACCATTATAAATTTCAAGATATCCTTCAAATACTGCAAGAATACATAGTTGAAATCTAATACTTTCTCTTTGATTGACATTTTGTACTACAACTGTTACTTGAAAATCTACTTTTTCTTGTACTCCTTGAACTAATCCATCTCTAAGACTTAAATCAATACCTGGTTGTAATCTAATAACTGAACCTGTTAATCCTACTTTTTCTGATGCTGAAAATGTAGATACTAGTTGATTAAAAGCATTTGTAGATCCAACAAATTCATTAATCGTTGTATCTTTTAATCCATTCTTAACACTGATATCATAAAGTTGTTGTGGGCTAGCAGTAGATAATATACCTGTAACATTACCCATAGTAATATCTATACCTTTAATTCCACCATATGTATCAGTAGTATTTATATTTCCAGATACTGTATTAATATATGTACTTTCATCTCTGTTACAATAAATATATATTGCATTAGGGACATTCATAAAATTAATAACTTGACTAGTGATGCTATCAGTATCTCCAGGAGTAACAAATTTACTACCTGTAGTAGTGTAACGGATAGTACTAAAATATGGATACTTAATAGATGGAAGAGATTTAATATATGCTCTCATTTCAGGTCTTGGTGTTATCCATAGCATTCTCAAATTAGCATTTCCTCCACCAGTACCACCTAAGCTTCCAATTGTTACATCTACAGATGTGAGGGGAACATCGTTACTTAAACTTCTACTCCAGACTCTTGATAGATTAGAAGCAAAATTAATATTCCAATCAAGAGATGTCAATTGAGTTAGTCCTGGAACTACATTATTAGATGCACTAAGCCATTCAAATGGGGACATCATAATAAATGATCTAAGAGTTCCTCTTACCTCAGCATTAGTATTAGTATTAGTAACAATTTCATAATCAAAATATGCACCTCTTGGATTCTGTGCTGAGTTATCATACCAAGCAAGAGGATTACGAGCAGATCCATCACCATCTTGATAATCTGCAAATGTATCTAACATATTAGGTGTAATACCTTGATTAATGTAATCAACATCAAGATAATATCTACTAAACGGATGACATATTTGATTAATATTACAAGTTAAATTTTCACCATTAATGGTAACAGTCATATTTTTAATAATACTTTCTAATGCAAAAGCACGGAAAGCATCCTTATTTGATTGTAACATAGCATTATCAGATAAATCTCCAGCACCATTGAACTTAATATTTAATGGAACTTCAAGAACAACAAGTCTAGATAATACATCATCTATTGATGGTGGAGGAGTAGTAAAATTAATTCCGGAGTTATCGCAACTACTACTTGTATAGTTACGATATGTATATGTTTCTCCTCCTTTAACAATTGCATAATTACCTGCTACCATAGATTCTTTGAATGCAACCCTAGGTTCCATAATACAAAATTTATTTAATGGAATATTCATAATTATACTTATTAAAGATAAAATAAATAATTTGATCTTTAACTATCTATATATTTTATTCATTTACTAATGCTTTTTTTAGAAAATCTTAATCTAATGTTAAAAGGTTGATTATAATTAAGATAGACAATATGAGGAAGACCAAATCTATCTCTCCAATAGACTGAAATATCTATCAATGAGATTGGATTTTCTGATACTAAGCTTAGATATTCATTATTTGAGTCTCTATATTGAATAAAATTACGACCTGGTATTAATTCTCCAAGTACAACTGGTTCAATATCTAACAATATCTTTGATCTATTTACTTTATTTGGTGTTAATGTTTCTTGACTAGGCTTAAGTGGAGAAATTTGAGAATTTATTGGAACACTATTTGTCAATACAAATAATGACTTCATTGGACTTAATTGTGATATATATGATATATTTTGAGATGTTACATAGTAATCACCAGTTGGATCAAATATATATGGAGATGATATTACATTATTAAAAAAATTTGAAATATACAGTTTAAATATTCTACCTGGTACACTTCCCGTATAATAAGTAAACGGAAGACTATTAATGATTTCATACATTTGATAATTACAATATATGTTTATTGGGGAAACAATGCTAGAATCAAAAAAATTCTTATTAGATACCAATGAAAATCTAAATGATTGTCCATCAAAATAGAAATATGGTATATCTGATGTAGGAAGTGCTATTTTTCCAGAAAGATTATAGAATGCATAAAGAAGAGTATTGTTAAGCATTTCAACAATACTAGTATATGTATATATTTCATAGTAAACACTGTATCTATCTTGAAAAGGTGATAATGGTAATGGTAGAGAGTTAGGATTTTGACTAATAAAATTTAGAAATGTTTCATCACTGTATATTCCATTATATTCCATTGTAAAACTATAAATAGTTTTATTAATATCAGTATTAAATCCCCAAGGTGCTGTTTTTGGTTGAATATCTGGCATCCATACTGGAATATTTGTTGTTGGACATGTCATTGATTCAACAGTTACATAATAATCTGATGCTCTATTTATGATAACATCATCTAATTGATATTCTTTTTGAGCTTTGAATACAGGGACCTCATTAGGTGTATATGCTTGTTCTGCTTGAATAATCAAATTCAAATATATGTTATCTTGATAACTATTTTTATAATTCATTATTATATATTATTAGATAATATATAATAAAGGATGGAAACATATCTAAATAAGCTACAAAAGCTTCCAACATCATCGAAATATCTAATGAAATTATTAAATAATCAAGTAAAAATAATAACATATCCAGAATTGATTAAATTTAATAATATCGAAGAACTATTGTATCCATATGGACGTGTCATAATTCTGTATTTACAAAAAGAAAATTATGGACATTGGACATGTATCTTTTATCAAGGAAAAGGTAAAAAAAGAATAGAACACTTTGATTCGTATGGATATTTTCCTGATGATGAACTTAACTTTGCTATAGATCCATATTTTAGGAAAGTTAACAATATGGAATATCCACTTCTTACATTGTTATTAAATGAAGCATACAATAGATACGATATGACATTTAATCAATATAAATTCCAAAAAAAAAAGAAAGATATATCAACATGTGGAAGGCATTGCATAGTTAGGTTATGGTATTCTGATATAGAGCTAGACGAATATAAAGATATGATGTTTTCTACAGAACTTACTCCTGATGAGTTAGTAACAATGTTAACAATTAGTTAGTAAGGACACATAAGTTTTCAGTTACGATATATTGAGGATGATTAGAACTAATACATGTCCATCTAGTATTTTTATTTTTTATTAATTTTTCTATCTGTTTATCTTGGAATCCAAAATATTTTTTAAGACAATATTTGATTTGATGATAGTTTGCAGATTTATTAAAAAATACTAAGCAATGTAGTTCATTCATTATAATTCTATTAAATTTTGCAGCAGTTCCAGTATTATTAACATTATGAGAGCAATTAATTATTGAAATATTATTATGTCTTCCTAGTTGTAAGATCTGATCTCTTAAACTATTGATTGCTTTCATTAATTTATCATTATGGAAGGTATCAACATCATCGAATATGACTAAACAATTTTTAAAATCATTATGATCTATTGGATCATCTATTAATGATTCATCTATTGCTACTCTTTTAATGATACCTTTTTTTTCCATATCATCAAATACTGGATCTGATTCTAATATACTAAATAGATATATATCATTTTTTGGAAATAATTTATGATAATTTTTTGCTTTTTCTGCACATAATGTTGATTTACCTGATCCTGATTTACCTACATAGTAGTCTGAAAATCTTCCATCTATTTTTGGAAGTAGACTAAATGTGCCATCATCTAATTTAAAAATTTTTTCTCCTTCTTTGTCAGGATCTACATATAATATTTCTCCATCATATTCTCCTCCATTAATAAGAGCAATTGGTATACCATTTTCTTCGAAATTAAGTGACATTATATATATAGTTTATAAAAAAACACCTATCTAGATAATAGTTTTAGTACGTTATGAAATATAATATATCAATATATATCATAATGGATAATTTAATAAAAAAAATAAATAAAAATAGTGTAGAAAACGATAAAATAGATAACCTAAAGAAAAAAATGGAAACAAAACAACCAATACAAATGGAAAAAGAAGAATTAGAATTCGCAACAAAACCAATAGGAAAAGCACATTTACTATCACAATCAGATGTAAAAAATGAAACAGTAATAATGAAAGGAAAATATAAATATATTGAATGCAACATATGTGGTAAATTATATTGTACAAACAATAGTGGTAAACATAGAAAAACACAATATCATAAACTACATGAAAAAATTAATAATAAATTAAAAAAGATACTATTAGATTAGTCATTAAAATCAATAAAATAGTTAGGAGGTTCATATGGAGTTGGTAATAACCCAATAAATTGCATATACTTGATGGCATCACCATTAATAATTATGCTACATAATGATACGAATAGAGATATATTTTTTCCAGCATCATCATAGTTATCTGATTTTATTAATGAATATATGTCATCTAAAAGTGGATTAAATTTATCTCTCAATAGATCAGTTGGTACTTGAGTTATTTTACCCATTCTAAATTTCATTTGCGTAATTTGTTTTAATATTTTAGGTTTTGGAAAGAATTTTGGTTTAATATCTATTAATGTACCTAATACTGATATCCCATTTTTAACGGAGTTAAGATTAGATATATCTGATGATATATATGGAACTAGTTTTTCTATTAGTTCCTCTGATTCTTTAAGTCCAAAGTTTTTTATTGGTTTTGGCACATCTTCTCCAAGAATCTTTTCGTTCATTATTATTAATCTACCAAGAGACCATAAACGTTTCATTCCTTTAAATGTGTCTCTTTTAATACATGAAGTTATAACTTCATTAATACCATTCATTAATCCAGTGATAGTATTAATATAAAATTCATAATCATGACCAGCATTATAATTTATTGGAAAAGCATTACTAGTAAGTCTATCGATTGGCTTTTTAGGAGCAGATTTTAATCCTACTGACTGTATAGTTCTAACCTCTTCAAAAATGAAAAAATTACTAATGTTTAATAATGTTCCATCTATGTTAGCAATACATTCTATATTGATAGGTTGATTATTATTTATTGCACTAGTTAAAGTTAAAATAGTATCATAAAATAATTTTTTTCCAGGTAATCTAATATATCCATCTTGTATATTTTTTTCATTCCATCTAATTACATAATATTTTCTTAGGATAAATATTATTTCTTCCATATCACAGTTATCATTTTTTGTAAAATATTTTTTCCTTTTTTTTCTACCTATGATATGCATTATTTTTTTGTAATCCTCTATTTTTATTGCCTTTATTTGTTTTAATTCTTTCATTATTTGAATTAGATCATCTATTGGTATTTGTTCAATAGAAAGAGCTTTATCTCCTCCAAGAGGATCAATAAAAGAAAATCTTTTATCTATTCCACATTTTAATTCAACGAACCATCTATCTTTCTTTCCAGTATAATTGCTCACTACTTTTTTAATTGTATCAGCACAAGAATTCAATATATCTCTTCTTTTACCATGAAAAACAATAGTTTCATGCATATCAACATCTCCCCAATATTTTTGTTGTCTATAACCATAGCTTCCAATTATGAATAATTTATCGAATAACATTTTAGCATCATTATCACTAACAAAATTTTTAGCGAATGATATTAATCTCATCTGTTTTTTTACAGATGGAGTTAAATTTTCTTTTGGGACAGTTGCTATATAGTCTTCTAATTTTCCGAATATATTTTTATCTAATTTTCGAATATTCACACTACTCATTATCTATAATATTAAAACAGAATATTATAGATAATATTTCAAATTATAGGTTTCTTAATTTAGAATCTGCCCATAAATCAGCAATAATTCTCATTCTATCTTTTTGTAGCATATTAGGATATGATTTAACTATTTTTGGCATCATTTTTTTAACAAACATATTGTATTTACTAGGTTTACGTGTAGATTTTGCTTTTCCTCCTAGAATAGATTTAGATCCGCTTCTTTTTACAGATTTAGATCCACTTCTTTTTACAGATTTAGATCCACTTCTTTTTTTTACGGATTTACTTCCAGATAATAACCCGCCATATTCCATCAATAATCCTCCAATATTTGATTTTTTTTTTCTAGATCTTGGTTTAACCATTCTACCCCCATCTTCAGAATTATCACTAAAATAATCACTAAAATCTTTCATTATACTAATATACTAATATATAATATTATTTATTATTGTCCAATATATGAAATTGTAAATGGTGCTTTTAATTCCATAAATTCTAATCCAGCAGTAACAAAAGGTTCTCCATGGTATGCATTAGGATCAAAATTAGATGCATTTCCTTTAGTTAACTCTAGATAACTGACGCCAGAACCATAATAATCATAATATATGTTTGCAAATGCTGGTTCTGATTGTGTTGTTTGATTTTGAGATATACTACACATACAAGTAGATTGTCTGTATCTACTTCCTCCAGATCCCTGTAAATTAGCTGCTCGCAAATAAGATGGAGCTATTAACATAGATAAATAACATGGTGCAGTAGCACCACCGAATAAGGATGCTAATGTAAAAGGAAATATTGTTAATTCTATTCTTTTTCCTATTACTGAAAAGTACCCATTTATATTTATATTTTGATATATAGAAGGAGATCCACCAATAGATACCGCATATAATGGTAGCTGTACTATGTCAGTATAATATCTATCAAATACGGATTGAAAATTTGCTACATTTCCAGTAAAAATGATAGAATCCATCTTTAATTGAGAAGTCCATGTTGGAAAAGATCCAGCACTATTCGTTTCTAGTACTTGATTAGATGTTCCATGTAAAATATTTTGTACTGGTAGCTTATCTACTTGAACTATTCCTCCAGCATTAGTATAAAATACTGAATTATTAGTGTTAGGTGCAAAATTAGATTGTGTTAAGAGATTCCATCCAGGTGATCCACTAAATGTTGTTAATACTTGATTATTTGATCCAGCTGGTATATCATTAACAGATAATGTATGCCATAATTGTGAACCACTTGATTTAATAACAAATTGACCAGGAACACCATAGATACCATTAAATACTAAATCTCCATCAACAGATACAGTAGATGACCATTTAGTTTCTGTACCTGTTGAATTAGTAGTCATAACCTGATTAGCTAATCCTGGTGCAATATCTCCGTCATCTATAGTTGACCAATTTTGAGATGATGTACCAGTCTTTTTTATATATTGTCCTACTGTTCCGGAATTACCAGCTAAATCAATATTACCTAATACATCAATATCAGGAGAAAAATTAGCTACACCAGGAGATACAACAGTTAATATTGATCCTACTGGTGAAGAAATTGGAGGTGCAGATGGTGGAGGTAATCCATTTATTAGAGTTACAGATAAATTTTCAATCTGAGCAGTATTAGTTGAAATATTATCAGCATATATTTCATAATTATTTGGAAAGAGTATATTTTGTAGCATTTAATATACAATAAATTTATATTATATATTAAATACAATATGAAATACATGATCTAAAAACATCAATAGATGTAGAAGATGCAGTACTATCCCATACTCCAGGAGCTCCAGCAGCTCCAACATTTGGTACCCATCTTATTATTCCACTATTATCAATAGATACTATCCCTACTTTTTCTTCAAAATTTGTACTAATATATGAAAAATTAGATACTACTAATGTTGATGGTATAAATCTTGATGGTATAGCAGATACTAATTGATATGGTGTTGTTCTATTTCCAAAAGGTGCAACACTCATTAATGTATTAAAATCAGGTAAAGTAGCAACAACTATATTACCTATTCTAGAAAATTTAATATTTGTGTTAGTAAGATTAACAGTTGTAGCAATAGGAGTAGTTACTTGTAGAGCATTTGCTTCAGATGAAGTCATTACAGAATAATAATTAAGTAGATCTTGATTAGTATTGAATTGTATATTACTTGCTAAAAGACCTTTATTACCTGTTGGACCAAGAACTAAAGTATTATTATTATTTGAAGAAAGTTCAACTTTTTTTGTGTCATCAACTGAGTTCACAAGAACTAATTCATTTACATCTAATGATGGAACATCTATAGCACCAGCATGAATAACATAATTATTTTCTGACAATAAGTTTTTAATTGACATTTATATATTAATACCATATTTTATTCTATCATAAGTATATAATGTCGATAGCAAACATAATTGTACCTAATAACTATCATATTTATTCTGAAAATATAAATGATACAACTAATAGAGTTAATGATATATGGTTAGATAATATAAATGGTCAACCATATAATCCATCTCCTGCACCTATACCAACCTTACTTTCTAATAAATTTTTAAGAACTACAAATAATGTTTCTCCTACTATGTTTTGGGGTGATGTTAATGCTGCAGAATTAGTACACGGTACATCTAATCAAATTTTACATACTAATTTAGCTGGGACTGCTTCAGAATGGACTACTAATTTAACTGTACCTGGAGCATTTACCTCTGTTGGAAATGGTGTATTTGAACAAGATCTTGCAGTACAAAACGAATTAAACGTTACTAACGATCTACAAGTAATTAATGGAGATGTAAACATAACATTAGGAAACTTAAATGTAGATACTGGAGATACTATTATACAAAAATTAGATGTTAATGATCAACTTACATTTAATAATGTAGCTGGAACAAATGGTCAAATTATTGTATCTGACGGAAGTGGTATTCCTTCATGGCAAAATTTAGTAGTTCCTGCTAATTCTATCACTGCTGGTGCTGATTACACTGTATTGACTTCTGCTGGTGGATCAGCATTATGGATTACTCCATCTGTAGTTAACCAAATTAAATATGGAACTACATTTTTAGCTCAAAACATAAATGCTGCTGCGGGTCCTACAGCTCTTCAGTTTAGTACTTCGACGTTTATTAACTCTGCCATTTCTAATGTTGGGGTACCAGTTAATATCACCCAACCATCAGCTACTGAGTTTACGATTGGTACTTCTAGTGTTTACAATATTGATATCACTGGTTACGTTCGCCTTACGCCTGATGGATTAGGTAATCCTGTTGTCACATTATCTTTAGAAGTTGCAGGAACAGAAAAAACAGACTATTGTATTGTATGTAGTGACAATTACTCATTCAGTGGGAGATTCCCTGCTGTATTTATTACTGCTAGTCAGAATATTAGAGTATTGGCTAGACGAGTAGTTGGTACTGCTGCTTTGACTACTTTTGCTAATGGATTACCTGCTCCGTCATTTGCTTCTTCTATCTTAATTTCAACAGTTTAGATATAATATTTGTTTATTAACATATATTATACTATGCTAGAACATTCAACAACGAAATCATTATACTGGTATTATTAGAATCACATATTAATGGATCTGTACCAGAAATTCTAGTTGTTATAAATCCGATATTTTGAGCAGCTACAATATTAAGTGTCATAGTTCCTGATATAGTTTTATATTCACCTGGTGCGAACGTTGCTATTATTCCTGGTGCTGTTGCTACTCCATTAATAGATACATTTAGTCTTATTGATACTGGTAATAATCCGGTATTAGTTAGAGTAGCTGATACGTCGAATTTATATGAGGCTGTTGTACCACATACGATAGTAGTTGAATTTAAGTAACTTAAACCAGTATATGGACCAGGACCAAATACACCAAATGCCGTAATTGCTCTAGTGAAGTTTAGTATATTACTAGCTGCTAAATTCCAGTCTTCATTAGCAGGAAATACATTATTATTATTCAACCTCCATGATCTACTTTGCCATTGTGTTATCCCTAAGGCACTATTAAACCATAAAGTTTGATTAGATGTACCTCCAGCTATACTTGCTGATGGTACTAGCCCATAAGCTGGAGTACCAGCACCATTAGTTATTAATACTTGGTTAGCACCGCCAGTTGGAAGATTTGATGTAGTTATTCTATTAGGAAACGTTAAAGTAGACGAAATTGTAGCATTATTCGTAGTTATCGTCTTATAAGCTGACATAGTATATAATAATATGATATACAATTATATACTAATTGTTATTTTTTTGATAGTTACTAATGTATTCTTTGTATTTTTCTGTTTTTTGATATTTTCTGAATGCTTTTTTTCTTGCTAACATACCTTTTTCACTATCATTGTATCTCTTTTTCTGTTCTTTCAATCTTTCTTTTCTTTCTTCGTCTGTGTATATTCTTTTTCTAGCCATTATGAATTTCTATATATTATACTATATATATTATATGTAGAAATTTATTTTTAAATTAAATTAGTCGGAAGGTTTGACGTTGTTATTCTATTAGGGAATGTTAAGGTGGACGAAATAGTAGCATTATTTGTAGTTATCGTTTTATAAGCTGACATAGTATATAATAATATGATATACAATTTAACGGATCCAAAATTTTGGATCCGTTAATTTACATATCTATATCAAATACTTTATCTACATTCTTTTGTTGAGTATATGTTGTTA